GAATTTGGGGGAGAGGGGGAAATTGTATCCAAAGTGCTTAGATGAATTATTACTTTCTACAATCCAACCATTCTTTGTAGCTGATGGTTGTTCCCTTGTTCGTTGCCTTGTACTTCAGGTACATCAAATACCATTGAGAAGTCATGAGCGTAAATACCCCCAAAGGTTTGCAGGTCGGATTGCAATGCCAGCAACAAAGTCAGTGGCATGCAGGAATGTGGCATGTTTACGTTTCAGTGCCCTACGAAAACTGTCTTTGTCTCCGTAGCGTTCTTCGAACTTGTAGCCCTGTTCGTGTACAAACACAGCGCTAATCATTTTTTGCGTCTCGTTGCTTTAGCCATATGATGATAGCGTTAAATTTATAGGCAAAGAAAAAGCCCCGCAACGTTTGCACATTGCAGGGCTCTATGTCGTTGATGCGTCAATTAGACAACATCGAATTCTTTCAGCGCTTCCCGAATATTTCTGAATGTAAACCTCACACTGTCAGGGGTTGATTGGGGCAACTGCTCCAACAAATACCTAGCTGCCTTGTCCTTATCTCGTAATGAGCGGATTGCTTCTGTCACTCTGACATTCATATCCCCATCATTACGCAGCCAATACCACACATTCCAATAACTGTAATTCCGATGCCCTTGGAATGCTCCCATGTCACTGCCCTCCTTTAGCTTTATCAAGCCACTCTTGGACAGCCGCCTTCGCTCTGCTTACTGCTCGCGGGTTACGTGTTGCGGTCCACTTGCCACCATCCTCCAACATTTCAACCTTTGTTGCGTTGAAATCTGTCCGGTATTGCTTCCCAAACAATATGAAGAAAACCATTGTTGCTCTCCCGTAGTTGTGTAAGACAGCTACAGAATAGACTAACGGTTACAAAGTGTCAAGCGTATAGACGTGCTTATTCGAGCACGCCTTGTGCCTTCAATGCCTGATATGTCCGGTAAGACAGTTTCGTGCTGTGCCCCGAATAGAAGCGGCCAATTCGATCGTTCTTCGGCTTGATGCCTGCCTTGATAAAGGCTTCGGTCATTGCGTTGTTCATTTGAATACCTTTTAAACGTGTTTGTAGCCCTTCTACGGGCTTGGAAAAGAAAATGAATAGGCAGGCATAGGAAACCCATGCCAAGCCCTACAAACGATGATAGCTCTTAGCGACTTAACCAACGTCGCCACGCATGCACATGCTCGCAGTAGTGCATAGCTTGCGCTTACTGCCCTGCCGTCATCTTGTCCATGACGGCCATCAATGCTTCGGGCTTGAAGCCTGCCGCAAAGAAAGCATTCAGCACGTCCACCTGAGACACGCCTTCCTTCTCTGCCTTCTTCAGCACGTTCGTTGCGAACGCCGTAACTTTGGTGAGGTCAAAAGGCTTGACTTCCATTTCTACGTTGCGTTCTTGCCACGACCATACGTTATTGTGTGGGTCATCCAGAAAGGCAATAGCTTTCTCTTTGATATCGTCGTAACGCTTCTTGTCCTTCTTCAAGAACGTATTGCTTTCGTCCGAGAACAGGAAACCGGAAAACTCACGGAAGAACAGCACGCAGATACGCTTGTTCGCAGGGCTCAACACTTCAAGAGTGCGATTGACATAGCCGATATCCTCAGTTTCCTGAGTGATATGCAGCAGTTCACGAGACAAATCCCGCAAGCCTTCTTTCGTCAGTTTCTCGGCCTTAGCCAAGATTTTGATACGACCGTTGAAACCCGATTCAAATGCAGCGCGATCAAACATGATTAGCTCCTTAAATATGTTCCCATGCAGAGTGCATGTGGTAATGCACACACATTATGTATGCATTACGGCCTGCCACTCTCTTTGTTGCCCTCACAAGGGCCTGTCTGTTACCACAGCTTGGCGACCCTGTATTTACTATCCCCCTGCCTCAATGGTCGCTAATAAGGCAAGCTGGTTTGTTACGGACCATCACGAATAAATATCATGGTATGTCCCTAATAGGAAAAACAATGGTATGATGTTAAGCGTGGGAGAGCAGCTTTGCGATTGTTACGCACCAAAGCACGCCCAACGAGATAAGACCAACCTGAAACAGAAACAACAACCAATACTCAGTCACCAAACACAACAAACGCCGCGCCTTCTTCAGACCAACCACGTTTGCGCAAGTAGTTGTAAGCACGCTCACAACATTTGAAATTGTCCCGAATATTGCGAGCATGATTGGCCTGTGCAATGCGAAAGTTAGAACGTTCAGAATATGACATAGTGTTGGCAATCCCAATCGGTTTCGTAAAAGAAAGCCATTGCGGCTGTGTACTGATAAGAACGAATCTTGTGATAAATGCGATTACCAAAATCGTCCATACAACCTCCTAGAAAAATGGTGGACCTGATGGGATTTGCACCCACTGCCGGGACTCAGCCCGTAGAGAATCACGATGGCGGGCCATCTACTCACTCAAGCCCATAAAGAACATATCAAGCGCCATTCAATGCTTAGTCCAGTGAATGACGCTCAATCTAGTCTTTATCTAGCTGATGGCAACGCTACTTGGTGCGTTCTTAGTTCTCGGTGCCACACACTATGAAACCAAAATGATGATAGCGTAATACTATGAACGGGTCTGCTAGTCTCACCGTTCAGGGAGTGGTAAGCTACGTTACATTCTGATACACAGCGTCAGATGCAGGCTTGCGAGAAAACCATCTATAGATTGTTAAAGAACCAATACACGATGCACTGTAATTAGGGGCAAAGCATCGCTCCGCCCTTCCCCATCCATTGACTTCCCCCGGACCTACACACAACACACTCCAGCTTGAGCGCGATTGGAGACTGATATCCATAAGCAGGGGTATCCCCTTTTCAGCGACTAGCGCCTAGCTCATTTCTTCAGCACGACACAACCGCACTAACCTACTGGGCTAGTGTTGGCGGGTTCCATCTACTGATGGTTCATGCATCCGTATTGTTAAAGATCAATGCGCCCTAACGTTCGCCATGAATCGTTAGGCATCCTCGTTAACGTTCCAGTTAATAAGGAGTGCATACATATAACATAAGATAAATTATCACCCGTTACATCTTGAAACACTCTCACACAATCTATTACACAGTGCGGAGCGGGTAACTTCTACCTTACATCGTTACATCTTGTTGCCGTTACATCATGTGAAGCATTGTAAAACGTTCGTTACAAAGTGTCAAGCGTTTTGTTACGACTGGCACACTTGCTGCTTACTGCCTGAATCCCTTACCACATCGTGTCCGTATGGACGCCGCAGTTCTCGTTCATCAATCAGTGTGTGCAGTATCGCACACTTTGTAACCGTGTGTCAAGCACAATCTACTTGACACTTCGTTGCGCTTGCTGTCTCAACGGCAACCATTACACCATACGATATGAGGGGTTGTCAACACTTTGTTTCAGGCTTGTTACATGTAGTAAACCCTAACAGGTAAGGCTTACACATTGACAAATGATGATAGCGTTGACCTAAGGCAAGTGCATATGCACACATACAGGCAAAAAGAAGCCCGCGCTTGGCGGGCATTCTGTTTAAAGCACTGCGGCGTACTGTCCTGCAAACCCTAGCACGAGTAGGGCAACGACATAACCTATTACTACATAGCTCTCCATAGCTAACCCCGAAGTTGTTTTTACGTGTGAAGATTAGCAGAGCTATGCCGCTTTTGCTTGGTCTTTTCCTATCAGGAAATCGTCCCGATTGCCTTGCAACCAACGAGGAGGTTTACCACGCCCGCTCCATGTGTTTCCTGTAGCTGGATCACGATACTTAGGCTCGATCGGTGCCATTGCCTTGCGTTGCTTGAATGTACGCGGGCCTTGCTTGCCATGGGGTAGGGTAGCTACATCATAGAATCCCAAGTCACTAGCACCAATGCCTAGTTCATCCATGATGGATTTAATCTGCTCTATGCCCTTGGCTTTGCCTTCTGCTCTCACGGCTTCAATCTTTGCCGCTAGTTCTTCCTGCTGCTTCAGTAGTGCCTTCAATGATTCAGCCATATGTCACGCTCCTATGTATGTATGTACGCGTGTTGCGTATGTTGATGATAGCGCATGCTATACAAAAGACAAAGCCCGCTAAGTGCGGGCTTTGGTTAGGGCAGGGTGTTTGCTATTCGCTTTGCTGCTGCCTTGGCTACACATACTGTATCACTGAGGCTGATTGATCTAACTCCACCTGATGTACTCGCGTTACTATCTGCGAGTGCTGCCCCGAAATAACTTTCCACAATAGGCCAAAGTGCATCCCATTCCCGCAATGGTATATCGTTAAAGCTTTCGTCAATAGATGCCTTGATCCGCGCAACACCAATAATACGACCAACAGCACGAACCAATCCATCAGTCACGAATTGATCGTAATAAACATCATGTGAGCATTCATTGTTCATGTATGCCGCACGGTTGTATTTGATTGTCATGTCAAAACCCCTTAGCTAGTTCACAGAAGTAAATCTCACCTGACGCCTCAAAGCGTAGCAATGCTTCTTGCTCCGCTTCATTCTCATTCATTGCTTGGACGACAAGCATGTGTTTCTCACCATCGACAAACACTCCAACCCAGTAGTCTTTAAGTGCCCACATTAACATAATGGCCTCACACAACCCCGTATTTATTTAATTGTTATGCGCTGATGATAACACTGTTGCCTAAGCTCCAGTGCATAGCGTTAGCCGATATAGAACGTTGCGAGCTTGTACCCCTTTCGCTCACCTAGTTCATACACGAACAATTGATTCTCAATCTTCAATAGCCTGTTCAGTTCAACACCTGTGGCAATGTCGTTTTGATTGCCATATTGCATGGTGACATTCATCTTATCACGGTGCAACTCTTTAAGGATATTGAAGCGATGTTGAACAGACGCGGCGTGTAGTTCATCAAAGAATAGGGAAGACTTATTCTTGATAACGAAAGTAACCTTTACCATTGTCAAATCCCTTAGTTAATGATGATAGCGTTAAGCCTTGCTAACCCAAGGCAACACGCCGTAGTTTCTGTCTTTGATATAGACATACGACACACGCGTTTGCTTGTGTTGCACCCAGTTTAGCAACGCTTGCCGATCTTTCGGATTGTCAATCGTTAGCACTTCGTTAGCCAACATCACGAATGATTCAACCAATCCACTAGATGCTGCTGCATACATTGCGCTTGATTGCCCATCGTGCCAGTCCTGCATAAGCTTGCGTGCTGTTTGATTGCGGATCATGTTATTCCCCTTTGATTAGTTCGATACGAACAAACGTTGTGCAATCTTGCCCAACACGGCACGACTCTACAAAATAGAATCGAAAGGGAAGGACCATTGCGATACGTGCAATGAACGATGTTTTACGAACGATCATACCTTGTCCCATCCGAACGGCACGACACGAGTGCGCGCACCATTAACTAGCTCGCAACGCATACGAGAGCATAGCTCAGCGTATGCATTCTTAGCAGCAAGGCGCATGCTCAACGTGTTGTTACGATTGACGTAATCGGCCTTCATTACCTTGCGTGCTTTGAACATGCCTAGCAATTGCTTACGTGTTGCATGTACGGGCATCTTGCCGTCAACCATTACAGGGGCAGCGTGATTGATGATAGCGTTGTTTGATTCGATAGCTGCATCTACCTGTTCTAGGTTGACACACTCAGTTATGGGCTTGCCCGCCTTCAGTTCTTCACACATCTGTCCTAGTGCTGCCCAATACGCACGCCCGCCAGCTTGATAACCTTCAAAGTAGGCTAGGGCTTGCCATGACTCACGAGCGAAGAAGTATTCACGGCGTGCAATGGCATATCTGTTGTTGTTCTTGTACGCACCAATGAAGTCAGATTGACCCATCGAAAAGAATTCTGCTTTGCTCTTTGCCATGATTGTTGCCCCTTGTTAGTTAGTAGGTCGTGCTGTTTCGCAGCACTAGATTGCACAATACACACTCAGTTACAAAGTGTCAAGCAATAGCTACTATAGGTGTTTATACCTAGTTGTTTATCGGCAACACATACTAGCAATGCCGAAGGCGTGTTTTTAATACGCGCCGTCAGGCGCACAGCCTTATGCCGCAGGCGTTCTAGCCTGTTAGCTGCTCACTCCATACCAATGAATATTGCCGGGTGAGTGCATTGTACCCCAAACATAGGCAACCTCATTGCCACAACGTGGCGTGCTTGTCCATTAGTGTTTACACCTAGTGTGCATACTCACTTAAGCTCCAATTTGACATAATGCAAATTATCAACTGTCCGCAGGACGTTCTTTCTCTACCACAAACCCCACCCCGGGGGATTGGGGGTCTTGATCCTATGTGCACTCCACCTTCAATTTTTCTCAGAGAAATGTAAACAAATGGCTCCCTAAGTAATAAATATGTCTTATGGCCGATAAATGCTTATGTAAACAAAGAGGAGGATTTACATGAGTGTAATAACAGATATTGCCGCTAGTCCATCTGTAGCAGTTCCTATTGCCGCAGGCGTCACTGGAGCAAATCTAATAGCCATGCTTCCCATCTTCATCAATGTAGCTACAGCCCTTTATCTTTCTATGTTGATTGGGCATAAGGCTTGGGTGTGGTATAGGGAATGGAAAGGCAAACAACAAATACAAGATAAGGATGAACTGCCTTGAGTAAGATTACATTAGCTACGGTGACGAGTGGGCAGAATATCTCGAACATCAATAACAATTTTCAAGCAATTGCAGATGCGTTGAACAATGCAGTGCTGTACAGGCAGAACCCAACAGGGGAGCCTAATCAGATGTTCAACGATATGGACATGAATGGGTTCAACATCCTCAATGGGAACGCAGCTTCGTACAAGAGCGTAACACTGAATGGTGTGCCTATTGAGCCTACGGATGTAGCAATTGCTAATAGCTTGAAGATTGCAAACAACCTGAGCGATGTAGCAAGCGCTTCTACGGCTCGTACCAATCTTGGGCTTGGGAACGTAGATAACACTTCGGATGCTAACAAGCCAGTCAGTACGGCACAGGCAGCAGCTCTTGCTCTGAAGCTGGATGCGGCATTGGCTGCGTCTACGTACCTGTCTCAGGTTAATGCGGCAAGTACCTATCTCACACAAGCCAATGCAGCTAGTACGTATGCCACCATCACCAATCTTGGTCTGAAGGCACCGATTAACAATGCTTCGCTCACTGGCACAACGAATGTACAGGCATTGACGGCTTCAGGGCTCATCACTCCTGCGTTCCCATCAGGTGTTAAGGGCAATGTAACAGGAAGCCTTGTATCGGCTGGAAGCAGTGGTGAGGAGCTTAAGAATACCCCTTCGGCTGTAGGGTTGACAAGCAACACCCTAGCCAACATTGGCTCCCTCACCCTCACAGCAGGTGATTGGGAAGTGTACGGAACCTGTGGGATTACACCAGCAGGCACTACTACTGTCAACGCCATCAACACTGGCTTTACTCTTACTTCGGCAGGACAAGCTTCTGGAGCGGACCTCGTTCTTCTCCAAGTGAATGTACCGGCAGGACAAGGCACTTCGCTTCCTGTTCCGAATAAGCGTATTACGGTGTCTACCTCCACTACGATTTATCTCACTGCGGCAATTGGCTTCGCAGTTAGCACCTGTACGGCTACTGGCTATATTCGGGCACGTCGAATCTAATAAGGATAATAATGACAAAAATTGTACTAGGCGATGCCGTTAGCGGATATAACCTCGCAATTATCAATGACAACTTTGAACGCATTCAGGATGAACTGAATAACAAGGTGCTGTATCGGGACAACCCCGTAGGGGAACCCAACCAGATGCTAAACACTCTGGACATGAACAGCAACCGTATTGTCAATCTCCCTAAGCCGGTTGGTCTTTCAGAACCTGCACGGCTTCAGGACTTGGTTGATGTTGCTACTACCGGACAAGTGCCTACCTCTGCTTCGCAGATTCTTGTTAATCCAGTAGGTGGAATCGTTTCTACGGATGTTCAATCGGCACTGGTTGAACTGAGTACAGAAGCTTCCAATGAGGCAACTAATCGTGCTTCAGCAGATTCCCTGTTGGGAAGCAGCATTGTCCCTCTTGCGTACCCTGTCAACAACATTGCAGAGCTTCGTACCGTTAGCAAGACGGCTCATGCGTATGTAGTTACTCGTGGCTACTATGCCGCAGGGGATAAAGGAGGTAGTCGCTACTATCTCGATATCAATGACTCTACTTCTGCGGACAATGGGGGTAGCGTCATTGTCGCCTCTGATGGCGGCCGATGGAAGATTGCTGACGCGTACCCTTGGACGTTGGCTCAGTTCGGTGGCAAGCCTGATGGGATTACGGATAACCTGTCTGCCTTCCTAGCACTGAAGAATGCTGCCCCTGACTCCGCTCGAATCCATATCAAGATTGGTCCGGGTAAGTGGTATTTCACCAATACCATTACACACAACTTCGGTGCTAACAACACAATTCAAAGCTTCAAGATTGAAGGTAGTGGGAGCGGCATTACTAGCTTGCTGTTTGCAGCATCAGTAATTGGTATCGCCACCAATCACAACGGCTCATTCCATACAGTGCATTACAAAGGTTTCGACATGCTCACTACTGGGCAAGGTCCGACTACCTGTTATGGCATGTTGCTTACCCAGTTGTCTACCAGCATTCCTAATCCAGCTAATACGGCTCCTTCGTATATCGAAGATATCGTGTTCCGTGGAAGCGATGGATTCATTGTATCAAACTACTGGCAGCAAGGCGTTCGAATCAATGGCATGTCTAACATCTATTTCACAGACTGCCATTTCGCAGGGATGTATCCGAACGGCGATGCAGTGATTATGTTTAGCACTACGCCTGCTGTTATTCCTTGCGTATTCAACTTCCTCAATTGCTCGTTCGTTGGCTGGAACACGTCCATCAATTACGGTGCAAACGTACAGGGTGTCTCAATCACCATGTGCAACTTCACTGGTAACAACTATGGTGTGTTTGCAGCATCGGGGTTGGTGAACCTTGACCAATTGAGCATTACGGGTAGCCAGTTCAACAATGCCATTGCAAGCATTGGCTTGAATTCGCCTGTAGGTGCTTTCACCTGTACTAATAGTTTCTTCCTAGTGCAGAACAACAGCAACGGTATCTACATCAATAACGCGTATGACTACTCGCTTTTTGGTAATGTGTTCAACCCTGCTGCACTTCCAGCAACGAATCAGAACGGCATTACGATTGATACCTACCTTGGTGCTGGTGGTGTGATTACAGGTAACTCGTTTATCCAGCTTACTACGGCTATTACTTTGAAGGCAGGTTCTCAACGTACCAACGTTCAGTCGAATACCTACTGGAATAACACAACTACCGTTAGCAATCTTGGAACCAACAACACGGTTGGAGGAGGTAGCGCTTAATTGAATAAGGCCAATAAATGGCTACTTGGTATAACGGCTCCCGCACTAATCGCGGGGGCTGTTGCCTTAGAAGGGACAACTACGGACCCTTACAAAGATACCGGTGGAATTCCAACTGTGTGCACTGGGCACACTGGAAAAGATGTTGTGATGGGTAAGCCTTGGACTCCTCAGATGTGCAAGGACCAACTGAAGAAAGACCTTGTGAAGCATGGCACTGGTGTACTGGAATGTGTGAATGTTCCACTAACGGTTGACCAGTATAACGCCCTCACCCTCTTTGCTTTCAATGTAGGTGTAGGGGCCTTCTGCAAGTCCAACAGCGTCCTAAAACCTCTTAATGAGGGGAGATATGCAGACGCCCGTAATGGGATGTACAAATGGGTTTACGTTAACGGTAAATATAGCAAAGGCTTGTATAAACGTCGCGTTAAAGAAGCCCATATTTTCGACGGAGATTATAGTGTCGTTAATTGAAAAGGTTGTTGCTGTGCTTGCCATTCTTGCTGCGCTGTATGCAGTTCATTATGCAGCAGTCAAGCGGGCAGTAAGTATTGAACATGCAGCAGTTGTTAAAACCTACGAAGACCAAGTTGCTGTAGCACAAGCAGGAAAGCTTGCTGCTGAGAGCCGTTTGGCCTTGCAAAAGACCCAAGCAGACTTGGAGAAACAGAATGAAATCAAAAACCTTGATACTCAGTATAGCACTCTCGTTAGCAGCCTGCGTAAGCGCGCCACGCGAGCCGAAGCTAGTCAAGCAGGATCAAGTGCAATTGCCGGAACTATCGGCTCCTGCACAGGTGCCCAACTTTATCGAGACGATGCAGAATTTCTTGCAGGGTACGCTCAGCAAGCAGAAGGAGTGAGAATTGAAAGAGACTACTACTACGGACGATATGAAGCAGCCAGAAAGCTTCTCAGTGGACAAGAGCCTGATGCTGGACTCAATGGGTCGGTATCTAACGCAAAGTCTGTTCCTTGAATTTGCCTATAACGAAGATGCAATATACTCGCTTAAAGAACAAGACCACTTCCACAACGGGCGAGTTTATTATTCCATCAAGAGAATTTATCTTGAAATGGCAGACCCTACGGAATACGAATTCGCAAATGCTGCTTTTTCGGGCTGGAAGCATTGGCAAAAGATTTGCGATAACAAGGCTATCCGCAAACATATCGATGAATGGCGTAGCGAACTTGAGTATAAGCTTCGCTGCTCCGGGATCAAAGCGCTTATCGCTCAGGGAACTACTGGGAATTTCCAAGCTGCAAAGTGGTTAGCAGATAGGGGTTGGGATACTCGTGGTGCTGGCCGTCCTAGCAAGGAAGAAGTTCAACGGGAAAAGGAATTCCAGTCCCGTGCCAGTAATGAATTCAGTGCCGATGTTGTACGGCTGTTGAAGAATGGCTGAGCAGTGGTTGATTGAAGCCAAACGAAAACTGGAGAAGATGCCTGAAGATGCCAAAGCACTCAGGCAACTAGCTATAGACGATTTGTATGTCTTTGCCCAGTTGATGAATCCCGGATACGTATATGGCGACGTTCACAAGGACTGTTTCAAATGGATGCAGGATTACAGTCTGTTCGGGCTGGATGATCAGCTAACGGCTAACAAGCTCATAATGCTCCCTCGTGCCCACCTGAAGTCTCATATGGTGGCGACATGGGCAGCTTGGATTATTGTACGTCATCCGGAAGTAACCATCCTGTATGTCTCAGCTACATCAGGCTTGGCAGAAACGCAGCTCTACGCGATCAAGAACATCCTCTCCTCCTCAGTTTTCAATCGTTACTTCCCTGAATACCTTGACCCTCAAGAAGGCAAGCGGGAGAAGTGGAGCAACACCACAATCTCCATTGACCATGAGAAGCGGAAGATTGAAGGCATTCGTGATGCCACGATTGATACGGCTGGCCTAACAACCAATACAACTGGTTGGCACGCAGACATTGTTATTGCAGATGACTTGGTGGTTCCTGAGAATGCCTACACTGAAGATGGGCGGGAGAGTGTTTCCAAGAAGAGTAGTCAGTTCACCTCTATCCGTAATGCTGGTGGCTTCACCCTCGCTTGTGGTACTCGATACCATCCTAATGACGTGTACGCCACTTGGAAGGCCCAAGAGTATGACGTGTACGACAAGGAAGGCTTGATTGTTGAACGCAGGAAGGTATGGGAGATTAAGGAGCATGTCGTTGAAACTGATGGAATCTTTATCTGGCCTAGGACAATTCGCCCCAAGGACGGGAAAGCTTTCGGGTTTGACCAGCAAGTTCTCTCGCGTATCCGCGCTGAATACTCGGATCGCACCCAGTTCTATTCTCAATACTACAATGATCCCAATGACCCCGGAAGCAATCGAATCTCCGCAGACAAGTTCCAATACTATGAGCGTAAGTTTCTCAAACAATCAGACGGAAACTGGTACTTCAAAGGAAACCGTCTCAATGTCTTTGCCTCAATTGACTTTGCATTCTCCATTGGTAAGCGAAGTGATGACACAGCAATCGTTGTTATTGGTGTAGACGCAGACAATTTCATCTATCTCCTAGATATCAGTGTATTCCAGACTGACAAAATCTCCAAGTACTTTGACGAGATTGCACGCCTCCACAGCAAGTGGGAGTTTAGAAAACTCAGGGCGGAAGTAACGGTTGCTCAAACCGTGATTGTTCGTGACTTGAAAGACAAGCTACGCGAACAAGGGTTGTCCCTCTCAATTGACGAGTATCGCCCTAACCGTTCAGAAGGCACCAAGGAAGAACGCATTGCTTCTGCCCTTGAGCATCGCTACGAGAACGGGCATATCTGGCACTTCAAGGGCGGCTATACAGACGTTCTAGAGGAGCAATTGATTCAGGCACGTCCAGCACACGACGACATTAAGGATGCCCTTGCATCGGCTGTAATGATCGCTGTGAAGCCAAAGAGTCGTGGCGGATTGAACAAAGCGAGAGACAACATTATTCCAATAAATTCACGCTTCGGCGGAATCTCCTTTAGGTAGACATGGCTAAGAAAGTTCTTAATGTAGGTGATGTGAGCATCACTGAGACATTTAATCAAGACAGTATGGCGAAGTATATTGCAATGACGTGGTTTCGCCATCACACACAGATGAATCCAAAGATTCAGGAATGGAAGGAATTGCGAAACTATATATTCGCTACGGATACTAAAACCACGTCCAACAGTGCCCTTCCTTGGAAGAACTCCACTACCCTCCCCAAGCTCTGCCAGATTCGTGACAACCTGCATTCAAACTATCTGAGTGCCCTGTTCCCGAATGATGACTGGCTGCGTTGGGAAGCCTATACGCAGGATGATGCCACCAAGGCAAAGCGTATGGCAATTGAGAGCTACATGAGTAACAAGACTCGCGAAGGTCACTTCCGTACTGAAATGAGCAAGCTCCTGCTTGACTTCATTGACTACGGCAACGTATTCGCTACGGTGGACTATTCCGCTTCCTATCGGGACGATGTTAACGGTAATAAGGTGATTGATTATGTCGGCCCTAAAGCGCGAAGAATTAGCCCTCTTGATATTGTCTTTAATCCACTTGCTAATTCATTTTCCGACTCTTGGAAGATTGTTAGAAGCCTTCGCAATGTTGGTGAGCTAATGTCAATGGCAGAGAATGAACCTGAGAATGCATATCTCAAGGAAGCTCTGCAAAACCGTGACATGATGAAGGCTCACATGAACGCGTATGGTATTGAAGAAGCGGATAAGGCTGAAGGCTTCCTGATGGATGGCTTTGGCAACTACGCTGAATACCTTGGAAGCAACTATGTAGAGTTCTTGCAGTTCTACGGCGATATCTTCAACGAGAAAACCGGACAGCTAGAGCAAGGGCGTGTAATCACTGTGATTGACCGTATGTGGGTAATCCAGAACGATCCTCTTCCTACGTGGTTTGGTGGGGCACCGATTTATCACGTTGGTTGGCGTGGACGCAGTGACAACATCTGGGCTATGGGTCCGCTAGACAATCTGGTTGGCATGCAATACCGCATTGACCATCTGGAGAACTTGAAGGCCGATGCAATGGACTTGGCTGTTCTTCCTCCTCTGGTTATCTCTGGTGAGGTTGAGGAGTTTGTCTACTCTCCGGGTGCAGAGATTCACCTTGACGAAGGTGGAACCGTTACAGAGCTTGCTAAGAACGCTCAGTGGGTCATCCAAGCTGACAATGCTATCCAGCTATTAGAACAGCGTATGGAACAGTATGCGGGGGCTCCTCGTGAGGCTATGGGGGTTCGTACTCCCGGTGAAAAGACTGCCTTTGAAGTGCAACAACTTGAGAACGCTGCTGGCCGTATTTTCCAAGAGAAAATCAACACCTTCGAAATCGAAATGCTTGAACCTCTCCTGAATGCAATGTTGGAAACAGCACGTCGAAATCTGGATGCAGAGGATGTGGTTCGTGTGATGGATAATGATTTGGGTGTAACCCAGTTCGTTAAGATTACCAAAGACGACATTACTGCTAATGGTGTTCTTCGCCCTATCGGGGCACGTCACTTCGCAGCCCAAGCACAGCTTCTCCAGAACCTCACAGGGGTCTTTAACAGCCCTATCGGACAGACTATTGCCCCACACCTTAGCTCGGTGTCACTAAGCCGTCTGGTGGAGGATGTACTGGGTCTGAATCGATTCCAGTTGTATAGCCCGTACAAGGCTCTGTTTGAACAAGCTGAACAGCAACGTCTCGTTAACCAGCTTCAGGAGAACTTGGGTACGGAACAGAACATGGCTGCTCAGATGGGTACGCAACAGCAACAACAGCCTGTAGCCTCAGGTGGACCTACTGGACCAGATAACGTAGTGGCCCGCATGAGCGTCGATCAAACCAGAGCGAACGCTAAACAGATGTAATGAAAACAATCTTGATGAAGAACCTAACTGACCAACAGAAGGATGAAATGCGGCAGACATTTGTTCATGCCGCTTTTCTCCGCAGTCAGTTAATCACGATCCTCAATGAGAAGATCAACGCAAGTAACAGGCAGGTACGCAGTAAGGACGCCTACGGCATTGCCAATTGGGCATTCCTACAAGCTGACGCAGTAGGGTATGAAAGAGCTATGACCGAAGTTATAAGCCTTCTGACACATGAATCAACGGCAGAAAGCGAAGCGACCAACGTCGCTGAGTCTCTGTCCGCGTCCAATCCTAAACGTAGGGGACGCCCACCGAAGGTGCCTACCCCTACCTAACTTCCGTCAGAATTTACTACAAAATTTATTTTAAATATTTTCGTAACTTTTTGCTCTCTCAAGGGATAAATACAAGCAAGAGCGAGTTACGAGTATGCAGTATGTAACGAAGCGGGTGCGATCAAAGCACTGCTTAATTATATAGAAGTAACTCCATAAGAATAATAACAATAAGGAAAGATGTGAGCGACCCCACAATCTTTGGTGAACAGAATCAACCGGCAAACCCCGGTAATCCTCCTGCAAATCCTCAGGCCAATAATCCCTATGCCAACCTGCTTGGGATGATTGTTAATGAGCAAGGTGTTCAAAAGTACAACTCGGTTGAGGACGCTCTTAAAAGCGTCGCACATGCACAATCGTATATCGCACAACTCAAGGCTGAGAAAGCCGAACTAGAAAATAAGGTGCAATCGGTGCAAGTGGACGTGAATAAGCAAGCTGAACTCGAACGTACGGTACAAGAACTCCTTTCGCGTCAACCAAGCACTGCACCAGCTAACCCTGCTGCTCCTGCTGTAGACCCGAATGCGATTGCGGAACTAGTGAATAAGACTCTTGAACAGCGTACTGCGGCTGAGCGTGCCCAAGCCAATCAGAAGGAAGTAGTTACCCAACTGCTCTCTAAATTTGGTGCAGAGGCAGAAGCCAAATATACGGCTGCTGCGCAAGAGCTTGGACTTACTGTTGCTGAAATGAATGAATTCGCAGCTAAGTCACCTAAAGCAGTTTTGAAAGCGTTGGGTGTTTCAGAGCAACCGGCTCCTAAGCCGAATACATTTGCTCCTGCTCCGAGTGCTGTCAATACGGCTGCCTTTCAGCCACACCAAGAAACCTTGATCGGTCGTAACAAAGAGAAGTCCCGGATTGGCGCTACCACTCGTGAACTCAATCAGGAAGCTGCTCGTGCACGCGCAATGGTTGATGAAATTCATGCAGCAGGTGCATCCGTTCATGACCTCACTGACCCCAAGGTTTATTTCAAGTATTTTGGAAAATAGGAAAACAACAATAAATGTCCCAAAATCGCTTTAACTCTACTGCTTTCATTGAAAGCGAACAGTATTCGGCGTTTATTCTCCGTAACCTGCATGACGGTCTGTTGCCGGAATCGTATTTCCGCAATGTATCGGACTTCGGTTCGGGTAGTACGCTGCATATCAAAACGGTTGGTACGGTTACGATTCAGGATGGTGCTGAAGAAGTTCCGTTCGATTACACGCCGATTGAATCGGGTGAAGTGACTCTGACGATTACCGACTATGTTGGTGATGCATGGTATGTCACGGATGAACTGCGTGAAGATGGCGCACAAGTGGAAGCACTTATGTCTGCCCGTTCGCAGGAATCGACCCGCGCTATTCAGGAAGTGTTTGAAACGCGTTTCCTCGCTAAGTGTAATTCGGCACAAACGAATGCCAATGCAAACTTGGTTAACGGCTTCGCACATCGTATTGCTTCGGCAGCTACTAACAACATCTTCCAGCTTGACCATCTGATTGCAATGAAGCTTGCATTCGATAAGGCTAACGTTCCTGCACAAGGTCGCATCTTCATCTGTGATCCGCTGATTGCAAGCACGTTGTCGGGTCTGGTGACGATTACTTCGAACGTAACGGATTTTGCAGACCAGATTCTTGAGAATGGTTTCAGCAAGGATCATGAATTCCTCATGAACCTGTACGGTTGGAACATCATCACTTCGAATCGTCTGCCTAAGGGTTCGTTCTCGGATGGTACGACTTCGGTCACGAATGGTGTTGCAAACATCTTCATGTCGCTTGCCGATGACAACACGAAGCCGATTATGGCTGCATGGCGTCGTATGCCCAAGGTGGAAGGTGAACGCAATAAAGACCTTCGCCGTGATGAATTCGTTACCTCGTGCCGTTGGGGCTTTGGTACGCAACGTGTTGATACGTTGGGTGTGCTGATTACCTCGGCTGTGAACTACAAATAAGGAAAATAATTAATGCCTTACGTTAATCAAGCAGGTATTGGCGTGTCCAACCAGTACGGTGCGCGTAGCACTGGTAACACGGTTGGTACGGACCATTCGCAAAACGCTTCGCATGAACTCTCGCTTGAGTTCTCCGGTACGTCTCTCGCGGACAGTTTGTTCTTGCCTCCGTATGTTGTTCCGAAGGGTGCAAAGTTTGTTCGTGCAACGCTGGTTGTGCATGAAGCTTTCACGCTTACGGGTACGACTCCGGGCCTTGCAGTTGGTGGCACGGCTCCGGCAACGAACGGTGTAGCTCTCACGGCTGCGAACCTCGGCTCGGTTCAATCGATCGATGTTAGTTCGGCTCTTGCTGGTACGTGGGCTACGGCCTCCGCAACTGGTACGACTGCTGCTGAAAAGGTTACGGTTGCACTGACTGGCACGACCCCGGCAGTTACTTCGGGTGTTGGCAAGGCTTCTCTCGTCATCAGCTACATCTACAAGAATCGTACGCTTGGCGCAGTGAATTAATAGACAAGGGGCAGAGGCCAAAAGCTTCTCGCCCCTTTCTTTTTATCTAAGGATATTAAATGACTGTACAACATCGTGATATTCCCGATGCCCAATTGCATGAACCCAAAGGTGTTGTGTCTGCTTCCGCCAATACGTTGTATCTGGCAAATGGCTCTGGATCGGGTACATGGTCCAAGGTTAATCCCGTTGCCCTGAGTGGCGTTACAGACCCCGGTACAGATTCCAACCTTCGTCTGATAACAAATGGCGGAGGTGGTTTTACCCTGAAGCGGGATGCTGCATATGGCTCAATGGCTATTACGGCCAATACCAACAGCATGTCCCTCACAGCCGCAACAGATGCTTCTCTCAATACCAATGCCGATTATCAGCTTGTATCGGGCACTGGTGCGCCTTGGGCTTCTGACCTTCTGTTGGATGTAACCTACGCATCCAATCAGCTTACAGCAAACACCACTGGCTTGTACCGACTTGATTTGTGGATGGGTATTACTGGCTTTCCTGCTGCTGGTGCAAAGGTAGCAATGAAGTATCGAGTAAACGCTTCTACATTCAGTGCACGCCATGCAACTATGACTGGAGCAGCCACTACGAGTGCTGGCACTATGAGCATGAGTTGCTTTGTGTCTCTTACTGCTGGTAATACGGTGCAGGTTTATGTTGCATCAACTTCCGCCGGCTCTCTGACTATTTCAGATGCACAACTCAATCTCAATTTGATTAAGGCAAGCTAATGAAAAAGTCCCTCCTCTCCCTCACTCAGGATATCCTGAATGACATGGATTCGGACGAAGTTAATAGCATTGATGACACGGTTGAATCGCAGCAAGTAGCAAACATCATCCGGCAGTGCTATGAGGAAATGATTGCGAATCGGAATTGGCCTCACCTTCGCAAGATGATTTCTCTTGATTCGTCCACAACGCTTGAACGCCCCACTCATCTTCGTATCCCTGAGAACATCAAGGAACTTGAACTGTTCCGTTATGAAAAGTCTAGTAGGGATAATCCACAGCTTCAGTATGGCGATGTGAAGTATCTGTATCCAGATGAGTTTCTTCGCTATACATCTGGACGTAACAGCACAGACGTTAATACGATTCAGATTAAAGATGTAAGTGGAATCACCTTGCTCATCAAGAACAACGTAGCCCCTAGCTTCTGGACTTCGTTTGATGATGACTACATTGTTTGTGACTCATATGATGCAGAGGTGGATGACACTCTACAATCGTCAAAGACGCAGGTATTGGCCTATATGGACCCCGTTTGGGTGCATCAGGATAGGGCAGTACCAGACCTTCCCTCCGAAGCCTTTCCTGCCCTTCTGGAAGAAGCCAAGAGCACTGCATTCCTCGTGGTGAAGCAGATGGCAAATCAGAAGGCAGAAGCAAAGTCTCAACGACAACAACGCTGGCTTTCACGTAAAGCTTGGCGCACTCATGGTGGTGTCCGCTATGAGAACTATGGACGCAGGAGTTCTAAATGACTTACAAGGGTTTTGATATTATCCCGCAAAAGGGCAATCCACGTACTCTAATCATTGTCCATCATGGCAAGGCAGGAAAGATTCCTAAGTTGCTTGAGGGATTGTTTACGGATCGTGGTACGGCAATGACCCTGATTGATATGTACACTGATTCCAAGGTGCTCTAATGCCCAAGCAAAGCCAAAGAGGTGAGGTTAATAACTTCGTTGGCGGGCTTATCACTGAAGCAAGTCCATTAAACTTCCCACCGAACTCTTCGGCAGACGAAGTTAATTTTGAACTGTTCCGCAACGGTAGTCGTAAGCGCCGCTTGGGGATGGACTATGAACCGGGATACCAACTGATTCCTACCGGGCTGGATTTCACTCAGCTTGGTA